TTAGGACTCTTTATGCGGGCAGAATGATAATTTGGATATGGCTTCTGTATTTTTACTTTCATAGTATCACTCATTCATACCCCGCAAATTATTCAACTTTATAGCAAGACTATCTCGTTCTCTCCGCGTAGCTTCAAGATCAAATTGCATATATTTTGAACAAACTTTATTTCTTTCCGCCAATTCTAGCAAATCCTGTAAAGTAAGATATAATGCTGCATCCGTTTCTGCTAAAACTAAAGTAAGATATAATGATACATCTTTTTCTGCTAAAACTGGAGATAAAATAAAGGATTCTTCAATTAAACTAAAAGCAATTTTGCGAATAATATTTGATTCTTCTTTGTTCATTCTAATTCCCTACACAACCGGAAGCAAAATGCACCTACAATTGGGATGGATAGGAATAATCTCCCTAGCCTCTTCAACGGCATACACTCCAGCTAAACTTTCACATAGCTCACATCCACCAGAAGAAAGCACCTCTAAGCGTTCCTGTCCTAAACTTTTCATTCTTTCCACGTACCCCAATGACTGGGCTCTGGCAGTTTCTGTTCGTGCTATTGTATTTGTACGTGCTATTAGCTTCTTCTTACTCTGTATACCGACCATACGCTCTATTCTATCTGGGGCTACACCTTCCTGTACAAGCTTTTCTGCTAAATCACGTACCGATGTAGCCTGTGCTGGGGTAAGGCCTACCAAAGGGCGTATTTCCTTAGCTACTTGTGCCATGCTTAATCCATTTTCTATTCCTACTGCTATCTGCTCAGAAACTGCTAACTTTGTGGTTGCAGTAACATTTGTGATAAGATTGCTGGTCAACGTTCTAGCAGCTTCTACAGCTTGAAAGTCGTATATATCAAATGCTCCCCGAATACCCATATGCCTACTGGCGGCATTTTTCCCAGCCAAATAAGTAGCTTGAATAGAAGGAAAAAGGATTTCTTCTCCTTTAGTTTCAATAATATCCCACTGAATCAAATTTGCAAAAGCATCTCCCTCAGCTTTGAGAATAACTTTAAGATCCTCCATTATCTGTTTGGCAGCGATTCTCAACCATTTTTGTACAGCTATTTGCAGTTTATTTCTCTGCTTAGCTCTGGAAATTTGGATGGAAGCTGCTAAATTATTCATTTTTCTCTATTCTGTATTAACAATAATCAATAAATACCTCTCACACGCTAAAAACAGTATGCCCCCCTCATTTACACAGTTAAAACTAAGAAAAACCTTTTATTGTTCTTTTACATAAAACTTACTGTAAAAATAGGCCTTTTCTATTCTTTTTCGTCAATCCCGATTTCCAAATATTTTGGGTCGAGATAGTATGCATCCCCTCCCTCATATGGCTCAAAACCGAGTTCGGCACGTGCCTGGTTTGGCGTAATAATTCCATGCGATATTTGATCCTTTAATCGAGCAACCTTCTCAGATTTACTTTCCGTTTCCAAGTTAATGAATTTCAATTCATAATTTTGAATGTTTAATCCTTGTGTAAAAAGCATATTGATAATTTCCTCAATATCGGTCTGTAAAGGTTCCACTACGGAAGAAATGTATATCTTATTAGCTGCTTCTGTTTTATTTCCACCTAAAGCACCCTTAACTGAAATTCCGACTCTCTCAGCAGGCATACTGTAAACGGACAGCACATTTTCTTTATTATCATTCTGATAAATATGGAAAGCACCTTCCTTTTTAGAATCCGCTAGGGGTTTATAACTAATTTTAGCCTCAGGAGGGGCGGCTATTACAAGTGTTTTATGACCATTTGTGGATCCTTGCATGGTGGTTTTAAAGAATTTCTCAATTTCTGGAGCCGCATCATCCGCCCACTCCCCCTCTAATGTTACTATACCTGCTGGAACTCCAAAGTTTTTGAAAAAAGATAAATTATAATCTCTGCATTCTATAAGGCCTATTATATCACCTAAAGCGGATACAATATTAGGTGCACCATACCATTCTGATTTTGGATAATGATTTTTGTAGAAAATAAGCTCATTCGCTTTATCTGAATGGTTTGATGCTACTTCTTTTCCATCTTTTGAGGATATATCCTGTTCTGTACCGAATTTCTTAAACCAAACCTTTTTCAGATGCCTAACTTGAGCATATTTCTGATTACTTTTATGTACACGTACTGTATGTGCAGGAACTCGATATACCTGGGCTACTTCTCCTTTTGCATTTCTAGCAACTTCTATACAGAACCACCCAATAGTGCCCCAATCTATAAGAAGCTCATTGAGCATATTCCGAAAAGCAACACCTGTACTGCTTGTAGAAAGGAATTCATTAATCTTTGCTAATTCTGTATCATCCGCTTTGGCCCCTTCTTTTTCCTTCACTTTCCAACCTGAACTTACCACGTCTCTAGCAATTTGATGTACAACAGCAGAAAAAGTAGCATTCATTTCTAAATATTTCAGAAAAATTAGTGGAGAATAAGGCGGAACAACCAAATCATTCTGCTGCATCCAATCACTTTCTTCTTGAAGCTGCTTAGAAAGATCTGCACTATTCTCTTGAGAACCCATTATATCCGTATCTTTTATTACAACACATGTTGCTGTTGCTTTTTTTATCTTATCTGCCATAATAATTCCTTATGCTACTATTTCGGTATCTGGATTAATAAAGTCCCATCCTGTTTTTTGACGCCATATGTATATTGTTCCAGCATCTAGATAGAAGGTCACTTTACCATATTGATTCGTTTTTCCGGAAGCAAGAATGTGCACACCGGCTTCATCACTTGTTGCCCAAATATCTGCATCAGCAATTGGAAGACCAGTGACGGAACTTGTTAATGTATACACAAATGTAATTGCACCAGCACCAGCAATTGCACCAGAAGTATCTAATTGGTCAGATAAGGTTTTCAAAGTATCCCCATCCGCACCTGTTCTTGCAATTCGGGTATCCCCTGAATCCTCTGAAGCAACTGGAAATGCTGTTAATCTATCAAATTTTGAAGATGTAATAGCATTATCGGCCAGTGCCATTTCCTTTCCTTCTACAGAAGGAGTGGACGCATTAAGACTCGCTTTCTCCAAAGCACTAAAATCAATATTATTCTTAGATACAACATTAACACCTATATCTGTTATAGTATCAAGATCACTTTGTGCAGCATCAATCTTCCCGTCTGTAATACCATGCAATGCAGCAGCCGTTCCGGCAGCATCGGGAACTACTAAAGCATCAATCTTCCCATCTGTAATACCATGCAGTGCAGCAGCCGTTCCGGCAGCATCAGGAACTACTAAAGCATCAATCTTTCCATCTGTAATATCATGCAATGCAGCAGCCGTTCCGGCAGCATCGGGAACTACTAAAGCATCAATCTTCCCATCTGTAATATCATGCAGTGCAGCAGCCGTTCCGGCAGCATCGGGAACTACGGTATTGGGAACTACGGTATTGGGTCCGTAAGCTGAAAGAGCATCATCACACTGTGTTCTAACATTAGCAGCAGAAATATCCTGCAAAGTATCTATAGTTTTCACAGTCGTATTTATATGTATGCTTACATTAATACCTGTAGCATGTGTAAATAGGAAACCTATATTATTTCCATTTGTATCTGCCTGAGACAATGCTAATTGCCATTGCCCATTCCCTTTATGAGATAATGAGCCAGTAACCGCATTTTGACTTCCACCATCAATAGTTCTATAACCAGCAACAGCCGAAGTAATAGCAGAACCATCTACTGAAGAAATCATCGTAAAATATAAAAATTGAGAAGCTGTATTTTTAAGAAACATAAATTCCCTGCCCTAAAATATGTGAATTTTTTGCAGCCCAACTTATTATAAAAGAAGGTCCGCTTATTCTTGCTTCTACATCATTTGTACAAATGGCATATGGATCTGCACTTATTCCACTAATATCTTCACTAATTTTTAGTGTTGAAGTAAATTGGCCACTTTGAAGATAAAGTTTATCATCAGGATAGGATCCACACCAAGGTGTGTTGGTTCCATCCCAACTGATGCCACGAGGATTCAGATTTATTCCACCAACATATTCACTTATTTTTAATGTAGAACTAAACTGTCCTGATTGTAGATAGAGCTTGTCACCCTCAAAACCAGTATAAGGTGTGTTTTCTCCATCATAAGAGATATCCATAAGCCGTATTTCTATATTGCCCACATACAGACTAGCTTTTAGAGTAGAACTAAACTGTCCTGATTGTAGATAGAGCTTGTCATCATAATAACCCGACCAAGGTGTGTTGGTTCCATCCCAACTGATGCCAGTTAGATCCCCAGATATTCCACCAATATATTCACTTATTTTTAATGTAGAACTAAACTGTCCTGATTGTAGATAGAGCTTGTCATCAGAACTTCCACACCAAGGTGTGTTGGTTCCATCAAAAGTAATACCTTGTGGATACTGATCCACACCTTGAATACCCAAACTAGCTTTTAGAGTAGAACTAAACTGTCCTGATTGTAGATAGAGCTTTTTATCATAATAACCAACCCACGGAGTATCGGCCATTACACACCTCCCTGTAACTTATCTAATTCTATGTTCCACATCGAAGCGATATTACTCCAATCATATTTTTCAAACTTCTGAGTATCCAATTCTGTAGATTCTGATAATATCCCAACTACTTCATTTACCCAATCTCGACAACTATCCGCATCAGTTATCCCGAAATCGTAATTTCTTTTCCCTACTTTTTTCACAGGGATTTTAATTGCATCAACATATTCTTCTAATGCACCAGCATTTGTACATACCGGAATAGCTCCACCAGCCTGTGCCTTTAATGCTGATATGCAACACACTTCAGGAAACGTAGTAGGATAAGCCCATATTTTAGCTCTTCTACATAAATGTGCTGTTTCTTCATGTGTTATCCGACCCAAATTAATAATATCATGAGCCTCCATCGCTTCTATTATAGATGATTTCCAATCCATCATCTTTTTATCATTAGCGTATAATTCGTCAAATAAATCCCAGCCGTATGCCCAAACCATTTTTGCTTCTGGTACTCTCTTCTTAATTTTCAGAAACAATTGTATAAGTGTACCTAATGATCTATCCGGTGCTGATGTATTCAAGATCAAAAAAGGATCCCGATAATGCCCTTTATCCCTAAACTGATTATGAACTATGCCATTAGAAATCACAGCAAATTTATCATCAGCAACTCCAGTGTATAAACTCTTATGAAAATTCGATTTCACAAAAATCTTATCTAAAGGCAATCCCTTCAATTGATCAGGATGACCAACATCATGCAAATCAGTACATATTATCTTCGAATTTATCTTCTGTCCTGCGACCTGGGGGCATCTCCATAAAATAGTAACGTCTTGTCGATCAAATCGATTCCATTCAGTGTACGGGATCCATTGAACCCCCTGTATCTCCTTCCTAACCTCACAATTATTATATACTGTTACATTCCAACCCAATTTTGCTAATTCAGGTGCAAGATAGATAATTGCTTCTTCAGAACCAGCTATCCCACGTTCTAAATGAGTATTTCCATCCCATTTTTCTCGGGTCGGTCCACAATAAAAAACTAAATCTTTTCCTGTAGAAATTTTCTTAGCATATTTCTTTGCATAAAAACTGCCAAAGGCCCGTTGAACTTCCATTAATTCAAGCATTTTGAAATGCTGCACAGGATAATCATAATGGCACCAAACTTCAAATCCTTTTTCTCTAGCTTTTCTACAATAATTGAAATCAACACCTATTTCTACCTGACCAAAATTATCATGGGTTCTTGTAAAAGGCGTCATCTGCTCCAAAACCCTACGTGCAATGAGCATACAACCGGAACCACCTGCATCAACCCTCTGAAGACCAGACATATTCTTGTGCTCACGAAAACCTTCTCCCTCATCATCCATAATAAGAGTGACTATCGGATAATTAGCTTCCCTAATATCCTCAGGAGTGTAGTGCCATTGGAGGTAGGGAAGTAGCATGATATCCTTATCAAGTGATACTAAATCCAGTGGATTTTGAGTCGGAGCATTATCATTATCCATCTGAAGCCAATAATCGAAATTACCTTTGAGAAACTTCTGTACAATATGATTGAGATTATTTTCATATGGATTTCCCGTAGGAAGATCTATGACAACTTGATATCTCTTTTCATGTTGCAGTTTCAACAGGGCTAAGACATTGTTCCTGTGAATCCAATTCGTATTTGTCACAGTAATCAGAATTTTCTTCATACTATTATCACCAGAAATCTATTCATGCGTCTTTAATGGTTATGCCCCGATGTGCCTTAAAATCAACAAACTTTTTCTTCTTATTCTTTCTTATACCCGGAGTATCGTCTTCAGGATCTTTTGCCTTCTCTTGCTCCGCGGTTAAAGGTAAGCCTAACTCCTGCTTCAACTTAATTTTCTCTAAAATATCCTTATCAATTTCCTCATCAGGCATCTTGCAAGCATGTCTATTGTTGTAGAAAGCCTCAGTTTCTGCTTCAGTCAATCGAGTAATCCTATCAGGAAACTTAGCAATAGCCTCTAAAGCGAACTGTTCAGGAATCAAAAGCAATCCCAACCAGATACCGGCAGGTGACTCAGCATCAATTTCAGCGTGACCACATTTCTTATCATAAAGCCACCCACCCCCATTAGCATCGATATACTGTGACCAATCCATTCCCGAATGTGATACGATAGGAAGTTGATTGAAATCTGGATAATCGCACTTACCTCGAGTAGAAAGAATCTTTACTTTAATTGCAGCATATTCCATTTTTATCTCCTAAACAACTAAGCTGTAAACAGCACGCGGCCCTTCTTTTTTGGCTTAAGTAACGTATACAGAACCATTCGTATGGCGTCAAGACAGTGATCATTTTCCTTTATAGGATGATCTGTTCTTTCATTATCTGGATATCTGTACACAGAAAATTCTTTACTTGTATTTCTACAATTTTTTAAAATAAACATAGAAGGTTTTCCATTTTGCTTAACCTTCAACTTTGACTGTATTAATTCGATTCCTCTATTCACACTACCTGCTCCTTTATCCGCGGCAATGTTTGGAATCCCAGCCTTTCGTAAATCCGCTCTACCTTCCGGATCTTCTGGATCCGCTACAGTACATCTATACTTTTCATTCCCACTTAATCGCTTAATCGAACGAATATGCTCCTGAATGCCGGTTCTATTCTTGTAATATTCTCTATATATGTACCAATTATCGTCCCCATCTTTAGCAAGCCATACACAAGCAAAGGGAGCTGAGTACCCAAAATCTATTCCTCTATATTTTTCCCAATCCTCCGGAATCTCAAAGGGTTCAATTACATGAATAGAACGATTAAATGTTTTGAACACAGCACCCAAATAACTACTAAATTTTCCTTCTACTCGCGTTAAAAGTACTTCATCTGCCCAATCAGCTATTTTAGCATCTATTCTTTCATCTGAAATGTAACCACCACGACTAATTTTATTATCTTCCAGATGCAGACAAAATTTAGCATCCGTATCCGGCATATTTTCCAATCTTTCCTCCAACTCTATTTGAGGAATAATAGGTGTCATGCTCCAAGATAAAAAACCTTTTCGCAATAATAATCTAGCCTGTACTTCCTGAAAAATCCCCACAAAATCATGAAGACATTGCTCGTCGCCATAAAAGCCATCAATTTGTCGTCCCTGAAAACTCGCTCGTTTTTGATTGAAAGCTTTAAATTGAATAGTAACACCATTATCTAAATGTACCTTTCGTGGTTCCTTCCCAGAACCCCATTCCACAAGTCTGATTCTTTTCTTTGGAATAAATTTATCTAAATACTGCTCCCATAAAATATCCCTAACCATTTCCCAGGATTCCGTTGCTGCCCAATAAAGTGCATTTTTAGGTGTCTTTCTATATGGGTGAACTCCCAAAGCCACCATAGACAAATCCATCATAGCTGCATAAGATTTCCCTGATTGGTTGCCGCCCATAAGCCATCGAAGAACAGCCGGGGATGCATGATACGCTCTCTGCTCAGCGGATAGGGGCCTCCATAAAGCGATATACTCCCCTATTTGATTTATCTCAGATAATGAAAGGATACTTTCTTGTTCAGTACGCATAATCTAATTTTGTGAAATAGCAAACTTTCCATGCCAATCCATTTCAGCAGTTGTTCCAGTAACCTCAAAAGACAAAGTTGCTCCACTTGATGTAAGAGATAGATCCAAACTCATATCTAAGCCAGAACCATTTTGATGTTCTACTGTATCCTCCCCCAATATCGTTCCTGTATCCATCAAAATTGTTGCGTGGCCCACCCAAGAACCCCCTATTGGAGAACCGGATGTCGTACAACCTGTAATTGTATATTCGATAACATATACTGCCTGACTTGTATCAAAATCAATTGTGAAAAGTGTTCCTGGAGTAGCATCTGAAGTAGTAAGAGAACCCTCACTGAACAATGTATCATTATCATATGATAAAATCTCATCTTCCAGCTTTAACTTATTAGCACGGAAAACAACATCATCCTGTTCAATAAATGTCCAAATCTCCTCATAATCATCCAAAAAGTCAACACCACTATCATTAGTATTTTGCTTAGCAACACATTTCGTCCATCCAGCTACTCCCCGAACTACCGATGTATTTACAATCTGGGATATATCACAATTTATAATTGCTAAACCTTCACCTGAAGAAGAGCCCAAATCAAAAACATAATCCTCATTCGTTACCCCAACTCCGTAAGAACTATTTTCAAATGTTAAATTACCATTGGAATCACCAGTAACGAGCACACCCTTAGTTGCTGTAGTTTTATATTGAAAATAAGCATTCTTCGTATTTTTCAATCGGATACTATACCCATTTGGAGTAGTAGAAAATTCCGTATTGCCCAAAAGACTAACTGTAGAACAAGGAACAGAATTACTATCCCCTTCCAAATACAACCCATCCAATCCAAAAGAGTTTCCATTAACATTAAGAAAGGTAAGATTTGTTACATTATGAGCGTGAACTCCACGACTTTTACATGCTAAAATTCTAATATTTCCCAATGCGAAATTCTCAATAGGAGAGGAACCATCCGTATGCTCTATTTTAACTCCCTCTCCTAATTGCCCAACCGTAACTGCATCCCAATTACCATATACTGTAAAATCATGCATTCTCACATTTGATGATTGACAATGAACTATATCTGTATCATCAGCCGCTCCAGCGATCAATCGAAGAATGGATGTATATAAACCCACTCCCCGAAGAGTACACCCTGTTGGAACAACTATAGGAGCATCCACATAAAAGGTTCCCTCAGGAATAGTTGCGGAATTATATGCAGCAAAAGCCGCAGCAAAGGCCGCCACATTGTCAGAAGCAGAACCTACATCATCTGCTACTGCTCCTTGATTTCGGATATCATCAGAATATAATGCTGTTTTATCCGTCCCATCCGCATTATGGGCAACTAAAAGCCAAGCATTAAGCTCGGCTCCCCATGTATCTTCATCTTCAAATTCTGTTGGTAGAGTTTCAGCCATTTTATTGTTTCACCAAACCATTATTAACTAATGAACTTAAAGGTGTCCATATAATATCTAAGGCAGCAACATTTTCTACTTTCACATAGTAATATGCTGGAACAGCAACTATTGAAGTGTGCACATCAGTAGTGGGAGGAGAGGAACTTCCAACAAAAATAGATGCTGTTGGAGTTCCAGTTTGCTTTACAGTGAGAATACCATCTGATTGAGCTTTATATATGGTATCTACAATCAAAGTATTCTCCTCGGTATCCTTATCGGTAGGATCTCCCATTGTCCTTTCTTTAAGCGTTCCATCAGAATTATGAGCTACCAGTAAGAACTCATTTAACCTAGTTCCCCAGCTATCCTCATCTCTTTCAAATATTGGTAATCGCACTGTCATTTATTATGCTCCATATACCCCGGTCCCATACTTGCCCAAACCGAAGGTGCCCATTCCCCTCAATTCAACTGTGGCCATATATGTTGTAGGTTTTCTAGGCTCTACTGTAAATTTTATTGGGCTTCTTAATTGCATGACATATTTTTTGCCATTATTTGGGTGGATCCACCGAAATTTAGTCACCCCCACTGTTACAGTAATTCTTTGAAATAAATCTAGTTCCCGTTTATTTGCTTCAGAAAGAAATCTATATGTTCCATTAAAATCCTTCAATAAGTTATTTGGCCAGGCACTACCCACACGGGTATCATAAGTGCCATCTTCTAATTCAGTTTTTAGTGTTGGATCCTCAGATAAAACCTCCACAAAATTCACTTTTGTCATATCTGATACTAATATGGGCCATTGCTCCATGTCAACATCGTCCTCAATAATGGGCTGCGGAACATAATAAGTGCCCAATAAACCCGTTCCAAATACAGAAGTTCCAAACATATTATTCTTTCTTAGCTGAAATACCCGTTGATTTGCCCTCCAACAAGCAATCAACCTGACCAACCACCAAAGGCGTCGTCCACTTGCCCACTAACTTTTTAATTAAGGCAACCTCCTCTGCTACCAAATCAACTTCATTCTCAGCATCCATAATCTTAATAGCCAACTTATATCGACGCTTTTTCTCAACTAGGGCAAGATTCAATTCATCCCTAAATGCTGTCCCAAGAACGGTCACAACTATATATCGAAGATCTGTGGACCCCTCACTCGGAAACCCAAAATATGCTCTCGGCAATACTTCTCCATAAAAATCTGTGATCCGTGTATTCAAATTAACTTTCATTTCTCTCCCTTTTTCTTATATAATGCTTCGTTTGTATTTGAATCTTCCCATACCCTTAATTCACCATTATCTACTCCTATGTTGGCTGCCCTAACTTATCCATTATGAAGTGTAGACGTACTTGAATCAAACAGGCATCAACCGCTAAGGTATCATTCACTTCATCACTTGAATCTCTGTAAACCCTGATTGCTAAAACATCATCGGCTACCGATCCTGTAATATTTGCCACGTCATCTATTGCTGTACGAACTAATGTCCCAGAAGCATGAGTCCCGGCTGATTTACCTGTGATGGTAGTAGTTCCACCTGCAACAGCTTCCCCAGTAGCGATGTTGATGAACTCAACTCCCCACACTACTGTACCGGCGTCTGCACCGCCTTCATAACACCAGTCTATTTCTACCTCGATGTCTCCGCCAGCAAGCATCCTAAACGGAATAGTGTCACTATAATAGGCCTGCTCGTTCACAGCTCCAGCATCAAATTTAAGAACCGGAACAATGCCTATAATGTCTTCTTCAGGCGGAGAGTCTTTCTTGAAGAATAAAGCAGCACCTATTCTGAAGTATCGCTTCACTCTTGCACTACCTGCCATTGTCTGGACGCCAGTCGTGGACCAAGAGGTGTAGTTGGTAGAATCACCAATTTTAATATCCGTCCCATCCTGCTTTATGGAACTGTCTGCAAACCCAGAAGCCGACATGTAGGGAATATTACCGTCTGTGATCCCAGTCAGATCGAGGCCCGCAAAAGTAAGACTGTCCTCAGTGCCAAGCCCTAAAGAAGTTCGGACAGTATTTCCTGATTCAAATTGATAAGTACCCGCACCTGTAGCTACTATAAATTGACCATCGGAAGTAGGGGATCCCAAAGCACTAAGATCATCCAAACCGGCTCCGTATGCTTGAACATCAGTTCCTATAACTAAAGATAATTGTGCAGGAGTGACAGTATGGGGATTATTTGTTAATCCTCTATGAGTAGTATTCAGTACAACATCGGAATGAGAAGCACCACTAGCTGACACATGGGCATAAGCCGCATCGTATTGATTTCTTAATGCTGTTTTAATATCTCCATGAATAGTACTAGTTGCATCTCCATTATCTGTATAAGTATATCTTATATCTCCCAATGTTCCATCATCAAGGATAGCACCAATGACATCCCTAACTTCTTCGTCCTGATATCTATTTTCTACAGATACCGCCGCTGTCATATTTAAAGCAACTGCGGAACCAGTTACATGGGCAGATGGGCTGGTATTTTCCTGAGCACGTATAATATTATATACCGTCCCAGTTCCACTGTATTCAGCAGTGACTATTTCTACACTTGGATCATCACTCGGATCTGGATAAGTGGCAACATCCCATATAACTAATCGCATTGTTCCCGCTTCAACAGGAAGAGTATGACCGGAATTAACAGTCAAAGTGGTCCCAGCTAAGGATAGGGAAGTAGCCAAAACACCCTTAGCAAAATTCTTACGCAAAAATGGCATTAATCATTTCCTTCTTCTATTCTTTGTCGCAATTTATCTTGTATTGCTTGAGCATTTGCATCGTCTAATTCAGTTGTAGCCAAAATACTCAATATATCAACTTGTTTAAGATCTGGCATAAGTTTCTTGAAAAGACCCAATAAAACAGTATTATCTACATATGCCTGTTCAACAAGTTGCTCTAGAAGTTTCTTGTTTTTCCTTTTTCCAACTTTTCGGATAGCCTTCATCAGGTCATCAACAGTAAAGGGTTTATTCTTTGACCCCTTGGGTCGTCCCGCAGGATTACCAGAAACCCCTTTTTTGAATGCCATGCTTTTCTCCTCAATAAATAAAAAGAAAAATGGGATATAAGATAATCTATACTTTTTTGGGAATTACTTATGTACCCATTCTTCTCGGATGATATAAAAAATTATGAAAGGACTCCCTCCCTTATATAATGCCCAACCCGAAGGAGTAAGTCAAAAAATAATTCATTAATCTGTGTTTACAATGCATAAGCAAGGAAAAAAAATTTAATTTTTTTGGTGCCTATGTATGCTAACTATAGTATAATATAATGTACGGATTTATTTGATTAAAATTTCATTTGGTTTAGTCAGTTTTGGCATGGGTCATTTATGTATGTATGATCGAAGCATACATGGAGGTGAAAAATTTTAGTGTTCATATAAAGGGAGAAAAATGCAAGAAACACTGGAAATGAAATTGGGAAGCCACACTACCTCCAAGCCAGACCCTGGACTTGGCCAGAGAGTGGCCAACATGTGTGTTACTTT